GTTGCTCCTGTTGCTCCTGTTGCTCCTGCTCCTGTTGCTCCTGTTGCTCCTGTTGCTCCTGCTCCTGTTGCTCCTGTTGCTCCTGTATTAATAAATGAAGCAACGGAAGTTGATAATTCTTTATATAAATTGATTTCCGTATAATTGTTCATGAGATTGTTCTCATCGCGTTGTTGGCGTATGCTAATGCTTGTGCTCAAAGTTGAGATTTCTGCGGATATAGATGTTGATAGGGAACTTAGTCCTTGAGAAGATGTTGTTAAATCGCAGAATAAGCTACTAACTGTGCTTAGTGTAGAGCCATATGTCTGCATCACGAGGGTGCTCATATTCAGATATGTGGCTGAATCGAAGCTAGAAATCGTTAAGAATACGGCGTTAGAATTCGAATATGTATTTAACACAATATCTCCAGTTCCGATAAAATTTACAATAGATGATGTGGAATTGGCGGTTAGAAAAAGATTATTTGAGTTATTTACAGCGGAAACGCTAACAGTGGAAGCATTTGAGATGAAATTCATCTGAGAATATCCATATATACCTGTGCTAATGGCAGTCGCCTGTGTGTCAAAGAAGAGAGTCCGTGTGAAAGGGTCACCAGTAATTTGAATACCATTGCGGCCCACCAGGTTCATCGTCGGAGAAAGAATAGAATTCGAGTAGGCTGCGATTTTATTCCCACCACTGATATCAAAGGCGTCGAATCCCTTGGAATATAGTGTTAGAAGGTTTGTTGTGGAATTTACAATTGTGCCGATACCCAGCGTAGATATGTATAATGTGTTAAAGGGGTTTGTGGCAGGGATTGCTTGATTGTCGACTACAATATTATTGAAGGAAGGAATTCCGCCGAGACTCGATGGGACTGCCCAGAATGTCCCTCCCTCTCCATCAGATGTGAGTGTAGTAAGTGCTGGTATTATACCGTTTGTCGGCGTTAGAGCATTTATTTGACGAAGAGTTATTGAATCGGTGTCCAGAGTTCTACGGGACATCTCTCTAACATTATGATCCTTAATCTTAGACCAAATTCTGAACAGTTACAAAGATCGATCCAGTTGAGCCGAAATATGGGGTCACTATAGTGCTATGCAGAGCATTTTGTAGGGCTCCGAACTGCACAGAACTAGGCATATAATGATATATATCGTATGTTTTTGTGTAATCCCATTCGTATGGTGCGGGAACAGTTAATCTTATGGGCTGATTGTAAATATTAGAAGAATCTATAGTAAGCCCGCTTTCTAAGAGAGTTCTTGTATTTCCAGCATACAGATTTCTTGTAATACATGTATTATAAAGTATATTACTGCCGCATTTTAAGAGTGTGGAAATGGGTAGAATGGGAATTTCTGTTGCACCTGTTCCAAGTTTTGTAAAAGAATATGTTGGATATATGTCAAATGTCACTTTTGAGTTCGAATTAATAAAACTACTGAAAGAATCTAGACGCATTACTGCTGTGGAAAATTCCAAGTCATTTGTTCCTACTAGACGTCCAACTATTGTAGAGCCATTTCGTGCTCCAGAATAATAGATGCTACTTTGATAAAAGGTAGAAATAAAGATAATATTTTGCGGATTTGTGAAAGTGATAACATTAGAAGCACCTGTCATAATAACATTGCCGACGGTATCGAAACGGATACTGTTCTTCATTGCAGATATACCGAGAATGGCCGTGGATAAGTCGATATTTGTTGGGTAACCAAAGGTGGAAAGGCCGCCAACAGTGCTTGCGAGACTTGTTGAGCTGACATATAGATTGCCCATAGTATTGATCACATTTGACAAATAGGACGTGCTCACGTATCCGATGGATCCCAGGCCGGCGACGGTGCTCTGGAAACTAATTGGCGTATTTATACTGCTTATATAACCGACGGATCCGAGGCCAGTCACTGTGCTAGCGAGCTGATTCGATAATACATAACCCAAATTACTAAGGCCTGCAACGGTGCTAAATAAGTCTTCATATAAGTCACCACTGAGTGTAGAAAGTGTAGAGGAGTTCGCATATTGAAAGGTGCTCAAGGCAGGGGCTAAAGTGCTAACTGTGCTATCACTCTGAGAAAAAGTGCTGAGTGCTTGGCCAACATAGGTAGACATGGTTGCTGTGCTCACGTAGCCTATGGAACCGAGATTTGCGGTTTGAATATTTGCTCCCGTGGCATTGGCGATAGCACCGATGCTACAAATGGCTTGTGTGAGATTATATGTTGTCGTCGACAAGCTTGAAGCATTTGAATAAGAGAGTGTTGAAAAACTACTGATTGTCGAGGGTAGGCTATTCATAATAGGGCCGCCAACAAAGGTCAAGCTAGACAACATGTCGATCCAGAATGTTCCACCCAGCCCGTTAGTAATTAATACTTGGCCGCTAGATATAAAGAGCCCTGTATTTGAATCAAGTGCATATATCTTGCGTAGAACAATTGAATCGGACATATCCTCTCTTATTTGTATGTATTTAAAAACCTCTCCGTAATATACCCAGTTCAATCAGATGACACAGGGAGGAGGACTACTTCAAATTGTGGCTCAAGGAAAACAAGATGTATTTCTAACTGGAAATCCCCAGGTCACTTGGTTTAAAATGGTATATCGGCGGTATACCAATTTTTCAACAGAGTCCTCTATTATTCAGTTTGACAACCAGGCCGACTTTGGTCGAAGGATAACAACTCTTATACCGAGAAAAGGCGATTTGCTTGGCCCAATGTGGCTAGAGATTCAACTTCCGGCAATATATGATTCTGTTACAGGGAGACCTGCCTCTTACACAAACGCTATTGGTCATGCACTAATTCAAGAAATTAGTCTTGAGATTGGAGAGCAGGAGATCGACAAGCAGACTGGAGAATGGATGGAGATGTGGTCAAATTATGTTATAACCGAGGACAAGCGGCAAGGATGGAATAACATGATTGGAAAGACGAGCGGTGCAAGTCAGGGAAATACTGGTTCACACTCGGTAAATCTCTTTGGTCCGCTTTTCTTGTATGTTCCTCTGCGTTTCTGGTTCTGTAAGAATCCTGGCCTCGCCCTACCCTTGATTGCCTTACAGTATCACCCAGTTCGTATTAATATCACACTCAAGCCTCTACAAGGAGTCTTTGTCATCGACAACCCGCTCGCAATACCCTGTGATGCAAGTGTCGCTTCTGCCTCTATAACGTCGATGAATCTATATGGCGACTTTGTTCACTTAGATGTGGAAGAGCGTCGTAGATTCGTGGCGAATTCCCACGAGTATTTGATCGAACAGGTTCAGTATACGCAAGATACTTCTGTTGATCAGGCCGCGACAACTGTTCAAGTTCCTATGGAGTTCAATCATCCGATAAAGGAGCTTTTCTGGCGTGTTCAGCGACAGGCCTCAGTTAATTCGAATCAGCCTTTTAATTATACGAATCTTTCGATTGGCGAGACATCAACACAGGTGGGCTATCAGAATCTCATTAATACGGCTCTTTTGCGTCTAGATGGATATGATAGATTCGATATTCGTAGGGCGGATTATTTCCGTCTTGTTCAGCCTTATCAGCACCACACCGTTATCCCGATTGACGACTATGTATATTCATACTCTTTTGCTCTCCGCCCTGAGGATGTTCAGCCGAGTGGAAGCATGAATGCGAGTCGTATTGACACCATTGTTCTACAGTTGGAGCTTAATAACACGGTCAGTCCAGCTAGAGGCCCGGCTTCTGTTCGTATCTACGCACTCAATCATAATGTCCTGCGTATTACGGATGGATTTGGCGGTATTTTGTTCCGAATCTAAGGCTCTGCCTTAGAAAGGGCTAATGAAATTTCCGAATCTGAGCGGAGCTCAGGAAGGGCCGTCTTGAGGATTTAATCACACCCACTTGTAATGGGAACCCGTAAGTTATACCACCCCGTGAAATACTACAAGGGTTTGACGAGAAAACAGAAGGCCCTCAGGCACAAAGAGATTAAATCGCATGCTAAACGCAACTTCACCAAAAAGACCGCATACACACCCTTTTACACAGACACATTAATAAAGACAAAGCCTTCCAGCTATACTGAACAATGGAATAAACTCTTTCCAGATGCCAAGTCGCTAGATGAACGTGCAAAGGCGTCAGGAGTCCCCAAACGATTTCTAGAAGAATCTTACAATCGCGGAATGGCTGCTTGGAGAACAGGTCATCGTCCTGGAGCTACTCAACAAGCTTGGGGATTTGCACGCGTCAGCTCATTATTAGTGTGTGGTAAAACATACTATACGGCAGACTCTGATATCGTTAGGCGTGCTAAAAAAGCATCTAAAACTGCTAGAAAGTGGTTTAGTCGCTGTCCCGCGACCTATAAAAAATGAAATCGCCACTCACATAAATCCCTTTTACACAAACACACTAAAAGACACACAAACACACAACACACGAAAACACACGCAAGATGTCA